TCCCCCTCGCCAGGCACGGATAAACGCGGTGAGCTGGCTGTAGCCACCGTCATAACCTTCGGCTTTGATTTGCGCCAACAGCGCCTTGGCACTGCGCCGCTGTTGCTTGGGCCGCAGCGAATCGGCCTTTAGCGCCTGCTCCAGCGTGGTGTGAAAAGGGCTGAGTTTGTTGAAGATCGCGCGGCGTTGGTAGACCGGCGGCTTGGCCTCAGGTGCTCTGACCCACTTGCGAATCGTGTTGCGCGCCAACCCGGTGCGCTTGGCTATCTCATGCAGCGACAGCTTGTCGCGGAAATACATCCGGCGGATTTTGCCCATCATTTCCATACTGATCACCCTGTGTTCTCCTGCTCAAAAATTGAGCAGAAGCAGTTGAACACCTGGGTCAGTTTTCAGTCGGCAGAACAGCCTCTACTGGGTCAGTTTTCGGTCAGCGGCAACACTTTCAGGGCTGGGGAGCGCCGGCGGCGCATTTGCCATCGTTGCAGCGGCGGCCGCAGCGGCGGCTGTCGCATTGGCATATGCATACAAGAAAGGAAGCGACGAAGCCAGCGAACTCAACGAATCAATCATCCTGACCGGCAACTATGCCGGCACCAGCGCTGGGCAGCTGTCGGCGATGGCTGCGTCGATTGCAAGCGTCAACGGTACACGGTACGAGGCCGTGGCCGCGCTGTCGGAGATCACTGCTACCGGTCGGTTCACGGTCGATCAGATCGAGCTGGTAGCCAGCACCGCCATCGCCATGCAAGACGCAACTGGCAAGGCCGTTTCCGAAACAGTGGCCGAGTTCTCAAAGCTGGCCGAAGACCCGGTCAGGGCGTCGCAACAGCTCAACGAGAAGTACCACTACCTGACTGCATCGGTGTACGAGCAGATCACCGCCCTGAACCAGCAAGGGGACACGTTGGGCGCCGCCCAGCTCGCCATGGATGCGTACGGCCAGGCGATGGATGAGCGGGCCAGCCAGATCGTTGAGAACCTGGGCACGATGGAGCGCGCCTGGAGAACCATTGGCGACATCGCAAAAGGCGCCTGGGACGAGATGCTCGGCGTCGGTCGGCAGGAGACGCCCGAGGAGCGCCTGGATCAACTGAGCGGTCCGGCGTTCAAGCCAGGCCAGGCAGCAGCCAGTGGCGCAGTTTTTGGGCCGCTCGGCTGGCTCAACGAAGTGCGCAAGGCTGTCCAGCGCAACTCAATGTCGGACGAGGAGCGCGGGAAGCAATTCACTGATGCCCTTCAGGAAATTCAAGATGAAGGCGAGAAAGCCCAGGCGGCGCGGCTCAAGGCTTATCTTGATAGCGAAGCTACGCGCGGCCAGCAGAGCATGGACAAGCTGCTGGAGTCGGTGCGCACCAACAAGGAAAAGCGCGACAAGCTCAACAGGGAGCTGGACCGGAGCATTGCCGCGATCCAGGCGGCTAACCCGAACGACGAACGCCTGCGGCCGGAAAATATCGCCGCCGCTCGCAAGGCTGTCGATCAGAAGTACAAAGACCCGAAAACCCCGAAAGGATCGTCTACGCCCCTCGACCAGTCCAGCGTCACCGAGGCGAAGAACCGCCTGGACCAGTTGCAAACCGATTTCAGGAACGCCGAGCAGAACTTGCAGGCGCAGCAGCGGGCTGGGCTGCTCTCCTACGCCGACTATGTTGCCCGCCGCAGCGAACTGATCAGCCAGAACAAGGACCAGGTCACCGCAGCCTATGAGGGGGAAATCCAGGCGCTGGAGGCGCTGCGCGACAAAAGTTCCACCACGGCGGCCCAGCGCATCAGCCTGGACCAGAAGATCGCCGAGGCCAGGAACAACATGGTCAAGGCGCAGAAGAAGGCCGAGGGCGACCTGGAAGTCCTCCAGCTCAACGAACAGGGCCGCCTGAAGAAACAGACCCAGGCAGTGAAGGCCTACAGCGATGCGCTCCAGCAACAACAGGATGCGCTGGCCGTCCAGGGCCAACGTGCCGCCGCTGCCGTGGGCATGGGCGCGCAACAGCGCCGCCTGTTCGATCAGCGGGGCAGCCTTGACGACCGATTCGCGCAGCAGCGCCTGGACCTGGCGAGCCAGTACGGTGACGGCTCGCGAGGCATGAGCCTCGACGAGTACAACGACAAGATCAAGGCGCTGGAAGCGAACCACGCGGCGATGACCGAGCAGCTGCAACGCAACTACGCGACCTTGCAGGTCGCGCAGGCAGACTGGACCAACGGTGCCCGCTCGGCGTTCGCCGACTATCTCGACTCGGCCAGGAACGTCGCGGGCCAGACCTACGACCTGTTCAGCAACGCGATGTCTGGCCTGGAGAACAGCGTCGTTTCCGCCGTAACAACGGGTAAGGCCAGCCTGGATGACTTTCTCCGTACGCTCGCGGCCGACTCCGCTCGTATGGCGACCAGGCAGCTCGGAGCATCGTTGCTCAGTAGCTTCGGACTCGGCGAGACCAAAGACGCTGGCAGCAAAGACCTGGCCGTAGGTGCCTCGGCGGTCTCGGCATCGGCCGGCGCCCTGGCAACCGCGGGAGGCACTCTCGTGACCGGCGCCGCGGCGATTCAGGCTGCAGCCGCATCGCTAGCGGCAGCGAACGGTGGCCAGGTGCTGGGCGGCGCAGCCTCTGCAGCCGGACAAGCCGGTCCAGCGGCTGCTATTGCTGCCGCGTCGACCGAAGGCGCAGCCGCAATGGGCAGCGCGATCAGCGAAGCAACCACGTCGGGCGGTGGCACTCTGGCGAGCGCGCTGGCTGGAGTGTTTGGTCAGGGTGCCAGTTTGTTCGGCAACCTGTTCAGCAGCCTATTCGGTGGCGGTGCTGCTGGCGGCACTGGCGGTGGTGGTGGCTGGTTGCAACTGGGCATGAGTGCCGCCAGTGCGTATTTCGGAGGTGGCTTCGCCGATGGCGGGCGTATCCAAGGACCAGGCACCGGCACCAGCGACAGCATCCCGATCCTGGCCTCCAACGACGAGTTCATGACCCGTGCCGCCGTGGTACGGCAGCCCGGCGCACTCGCGTTTCTGGAGCAGTTCAACCGGTATGGCATGGCTGCCCTGGGCGCCTGGGCGAACCCAGTCCGCCACGCTACGGGCGGCCTGATGGGGACTCCTGCTCCGGCCATGCCCGCTCCGGGCCTTTCTGCTTCGCGCCTGCAGGAGCCCTCCAAGAACTTCAGTACCTCGGTCGCCAACTCGATCTACCTGCACGCCGTTCAGGACACGGATCAGATGGCGGCCGACATGTGGGCCGGCAAAGGCGGCGAACACTTCTTGGTCTGGCTGAACAAGAACCGCCAGGCCGTCAAGCAGATTATCTAGGAGTCCCATGGCCACCGAATTCGGCACCGCCGTCAACCACGCCGACCTGGTCGAGCGCCTGGTCCAGTTCCTCACCGCGAGCCCGGACCTGGTCGCAGCTGGGCAGGCCTACGAGAAGGTTTTCGACAACACCCTTCCCGCGTCGGGCACGGCCATCGCCGTGCGCCAGGTGACCCTGCGCGCCCCTGGCCTGGGCGGCACCGATAGCATCTACATGGGGATTCAGAGCTACGGCGATACGGCACTGGACTACTACAACCTGCGCCTGATGGGCGGCACAGCGTTCAATGCTGGGGCAATCCCGCCCGGTGGCGACTTCTGGACCGCGTTTGCCAACTACAGCCCGCGGGTTCAGGCGCTGCTGTGGAACCAGCCGATGCCCTACTGGTTCTTCGCCAACGGCCGCAGGTTCTGGATGGTCGTCAAAGTCAGCACGATCTACGAGTCGGCCGGCGCCGGCTTCATCCTGCCACCTTGTCCACCGTCGCAGTACCCGTACCCACTCGCTGTAGTCGGGTCGTATCGCGGGGACGTCGCTGTGCGCTGGTCCGATGTGAGTGACCGGCACCGAGGCATCAGCAGCCCCTACGAGCGAAGCTGCTATCTCCGCGATCCCGCCGGGCGCTGGCTCGGTTTCACTGTAGACGGAGGGGCTGCCAACGAGTCCGACTACAACAATCGGACGCTCCTCCCGCTGGGCTGCGGCCGTTATGCGGGCAGCAGTGACACCGTGGTCAAACAACTGCGGGATTCATTCGGGAAGTTCCCGCTCAAGGCGCTGTCGTTCGTCACCCGCGAAACCGAGGGTCGCCGAAACCTGGGCGACTTCGACGGCGCTTTCTACGTGCCAACGCTCAACTCCGGCGCCGAGGACGTGATTGTCGAGGACGGAGTGGACCACGTCGTTTTCCAAACCGCTTGGCGTAGCGGTAACCCTTGGCTCTACGCGATCAGGAAGGACTGACATGGCCTATTTCACAGGAACAGCTAACAACCCGTCCGACCTGCTCGCCAAACTGCGCGTCCACGCCGAGTCGCTCGGCTGGGTCACCGACCGCGCCTCGGCATCGGAATGGCTTTGTCACAACGCTGATGGGTACTGGTCATTCAATGCCGGAGCCAATCAGTTCCAGATGGCGGGCAATACGGGGTTCGATAACAGCCTGGCGTGGAACGCGCAGCCCGGTAACTCGGTGCAGAACAACCCTTATTCGTCGAAGGGACCGACCGTCGCACAGCTGAGCGGTGGGCCGTTCACGCGCTACCACCTGTTTGCCACGGCGGCCTATCTGCACCTGCACGTCGAGATTGCGGCCGGTCAGTTCCGGCCGGTGATGATTGGCTCGCTCAACAAGCGCGGAGTCGAATACAGCGGCGGCCAGTACGTATGCGGCTCCGTAATCTATCAGTCGGGCCAGATGCTGACATCGAACTGGTCCTGTCATCCGTTCGACGGCTATCACGTTCGCTATAGCGACGGTGGTTGCGTACTGCGTGTGGATGGCCTGGATGGCGGCCCCTCGCCCGACTGGCTGCCATTCGACTACGCGACGAACATCCCCCGGCGGGTCATCGGGCCAGGCCGTGGAAACTACAGAAGTCAGTACCATCCTGACGTCGGACTGATCGACGCCAGCGCAAACGAGCTGAACAGCTCGACCACCACTGTGCCGTGCGCCATCTATGCGTTCGGCGCTCAGCAGCGCTCGCGCTACGTGGGCGAAGTGCCGGACTTTGGCATATGCAACATGGCCTTCCTCGCGCCTGGTGATCCGCTTGTCGTCGGTAGCGACACTTGGCGCGTATATCCGTTGCTCCAACGCGGAACCGCTACCGACTTCGACAGCGCCAGCGCCTGGGTCGGCTATTGCTTCCGGGTGGTCGAGTGATGGCGACGTTTCCAGGGTTCCAGGTGCCGAAGCCTGTGGAGGGGATCGTTGCCGGCATCACGCCGAATATCGACGCCCTGGAGCTGAACCAGGACATCAGCCTTGCAGCGGTCGCGGCCTCGACCTGGGCCGGCGCCTATGGGGCGCATCAGCCGGTAGAGGTGATCCATTCGACCTACCAGGCTGTCCACCAAAGCGCTCTGGAAGAGAACTACTACAACCGCCTCTGGTTGATTCCGACCGCAATGGAACTGGGCAACGTCGTCAGCACCCAGATACGACCGGCATCAGTCTGGAACGCTTATTTCAGCCCGCGCATGCTGACCGCTATCGACCGCGAAGCCGCAGACGGCATTACGCTGTCCGGCCAGGCTTCGCCGCCGCTGGGTTTTGCCGCCCTGGAGGAACGCACCTGGACGGTCAGCATTGGCACCGACGGCCCGCCCGTAGTCAATGCCCGAATCATCTGGAGGCTCCAGGGCGAGCCGGACCTGGCCCTGGTCATCACTGGCAATCGCATCATCGCCTGGACGTTCGCGCCGGACTGGGGCGACAGCATCGTCGAACGCCTGAGCGCATCGACAAATATCCTGCAAAGCGAATCGGCCGTGACCCAGCGCCGAGCCATGCGCCTGGCGCCGCGCCGAGAGTTCGAAGCGAACATGTACGCGGTGGATCGCGAGCGGCAGTTGCTGGACATGACGCTGTTCGGCTGGGGTGCGCGCATTTGGGCGCTGCCGATCTGGCCTGATATCCAGCTGCTCCACCAGCCGCTGGCGGCCGGGTCGCTGAGCATTCCGTGCGACACGGCCGGCCTCGACTTCCGCGACGGCGGTCTGGCGATGCTGCGCGGCGAGGACGCTTTTACTTACGAGGTCGTCGAGGTCAAGACGGTGACCGCCAGCGGCCTGGACCTGGTCCGGCCCGTCCAGGCCGCGTGGGGAACTGGCTCGCGACTGTACCCAGTGCGCACCGCGCAGCTGACCGAACAGCCCACGCTGACCCGGCTGACCGATACCGCGCAGTCTGCGCGGGTGTCGTTCCTTGTGATGGAACCCAGCAGTTGGCCCGAGGTGATGCCGGCGACGATGTACCGGGGGCGTCCTGTCCTGGAACAGCGCCCCGACGAAAGCGAAGACCTGACGTCGAGCTATCAGCGCCTGCTGTCCACCCTGGATAACGGCAGCGCCATTCCCCGCGTGACCGACGTCGCCGGCATGGCGCTGCCCGTCATCGGTCATCGCTGGATCGGCATGGGCCGAGCCGAACGGTCGGCGTTCCGCAGCCTGGTCTATGCGCTACGCGGCCAGCAGAAGCCGCTGTGGGTGCCGACCCACGCCGACGACCTGACCCTGGTCGCCACCGTCTCGCAGCTGTCCACCGCGCTGGACGTGCGCAATATCGGCTATGCCCGTTTCGCCAACGGCCGGCCGGGCCGTCGCGATATCCGCATCGAGCTATACGACGGCACGGTCTATCACCGCCGCATCCTCACCAGCACAGAGCTGGACGCCGACACCGAGCGCTTGGCCATCGATGCCGCCCTGGGCCGGCTGGTCGAGCCTGGTGACGTGGCGCGCATTTGTTTCATGGCGCTCTGTAGCGCCGCCACCGACGTGGTCGAGATCGAGCACGTCACTGATAGCGAGGGCGTAGCAACTGCCGCCCTGACGTTCAAAGGGGTTCGTGACGATGAGTTTTAACAGCCGCGAAAGCTCGCTCGCGGATGGGCAGCCGGTGCGGCTGTACCAGTTCAGCCGTGGAGCCATCCGCTGGAGCTACAACAGCAGCGACCGGGACATCACCTACCAGAACCAGATTTTCCGCACCGTGCCGGGCGGCATCACTGACAACGGGATCATCTGTTCCGGCGATCCGCAGTCCGACCAGTTCGTCATCACCGCGCCGGCCGACCTCGACGTCGCGCTGCTGTACAAGACCCGGTCGCCGAGCGGTGCCATCGACTTGGTCGTCTACGACATGCACTACGGCGACACCGAGGCAGCGGTTTCCTGGGTGGGCCAGATTGGCGATGTGGACTGGCCGACCGTGGACAGCTGCCGCATAACGTGCGTGTCAGAAGACGAACTGATGGACCAGCCCGGCTTGATCGACACCTACTGCCGCACCTGCACGGCAGTCGTTGGCGACCATCGCTGCAAGGTCAACCTCGTTCCGTATCGCGTGACGCTGACGCCGCAGAGCATCAGCGGCTGGGTGATCTCCAGCGGCGTGGTCGCCGGCTATGTCGATGGCTGGTTTACCGGGGGCTACGTCGAGTGGCAAGTGGACGGCGACAACTACGATAGCCGCTACATCGAGCGGCACGCCGGACCCGATCTTTACATCCTGGGCGGCACCGAGGGCATTCCGGCAGGTGGCCAACTGCGGGTTTATCCAGGTTGCGACGGGCTCGCGCAGACCTGCGACGACAAATTCAGCAACCTCCCCAACTTCAGGGGGTTTAACGCGATGCAAGGCAAGTCGCCATTCGATGGCGACCAGGTCTGGTGAGGTAGGCCATGGACCCGATCACAATCAATCTCGTCATCCTGGCGGCGTCGTTCATCCTATCCAAGGTCTTGGCGCCGAAGCCGCAGAAGCCCAAGCCGACCGCCTTTGAAGACATCGATTTCCCGCGCTGCGACGAGGGTGACGAACAGGTCGCCGTCTTCGGTCAGTGCTGGTCGAAGAGCTGGATGGTGCTGACCGTGGGCAACTACAGAACGAAGGCGATCAAGACCAAAGGGAGCAAGAAATGATCGTTACGGCTCAGCACCTGCATACCGTGCCGACCTGGACCACTCGGCAGGGCTACTGCCACCGGCAGGCGCGGGACTTCTTCAAGCGCCATGGCCTGGATTGGATGGCGTTCTTACGGGACGGCATCGAGGCCGACGTGCTAGTCGCGACCGGCGACGCGCTCGCGCTCAAGCTGGTTGAGCACGCATGCCAGGAGGTAGCCGATGGGCGCTAAACCGAAGGCACAGACGGTCGGGTTCGAGTACTTTTTTGACATCCATTTCGCCCTGGGTAAGAAGATCGACGAGGTCTGTGCAATCCGGGCGAGCGGCAAGACCGCATGGAAGGGCTCGATCACCAGTAACGGCCAGGTTCGCATCAATGCGCCGGACCTCTTCGGCGGGAAGAAGGGCGAAGGCGGGCTCGACGGAACGCTTGACGTGCTGTTTGGCGAGGAGGACCAGGGCGTCCTGCCGCGCCTGGCGGCGATGCTCGGCGGCCTGGTGCCGGCTTTCCGGGGCGTTACCACGTGCTTCTATTCCGGCCTGGTCACCGCCATGAACCCCTACCCGAAGACCTGGGAGATTCTGCGCCGAGGCGGCAACCGCCTGTGGGACGGCAACCCCTGGTATCCCGAAAAGCAATTTATCTGGCTCGCGGACGGTCAGATCAAGGCGATGAATCCGGCGCATATCCTCTATCTCGTCTACACCGGCCGGGACTTCCGGGGGCTGGCCCGCACGCGGATGGACGAGGCGAGCTGGCGGGCCGCTGCCGACAAGCTGTATGCCGAGGGTTTCGGGCTGTGCTTTGAATGGACCAGGTCCGACACGTTCTCAAACTTCTGCGAGACGGTGAAATCGCATATCGGCGCCGAGGTTTACCCGAACCGACAGACCGGACAAATCAGCATCCGCCTCCTGCGGGACGACTACAGCGTTGCAGACTTGCCGCTGTTCGACGAGGACAGCGGCCTCCTGGAGATCACCCAGGAGAAGACCGGCTCGACCTCGCTCGCGCCGAGCCAGCTTATCGTCAAGTACATCGACCAGACCGACGGCGCGCAGCGCCAGGTCATCGTCAACAACAACGCGGTCGCCGCTTCGCAGGGGCGGCGGTCGTCCGAGGAAGTCGAGTTCCTGGGCGTGCCGACTGGCGAGCTGGCCGGGCGAGTCGGGGAGCGGGAAATGCGTCTGAAGACAACCGGTCTGAAGCGCTATAAAGGCGTATTCGACCGCCGCGCCCGTAGCCTGAACCCTGGCCAGCCGTTCCGCATCCGTTCGACCCGGCGCGGCATCCCTGAAACCGTCGTCCGGGTCGGCCGGATCGAGGACAACTTCCTCGGCGACGGCAAGATCACCCTGACCGTCGTCCAGGACCAGTTCAATCTGCCGGCGACTACCGGCGTGGCACCACCGCCACCAGGCTGGACCCCGCCCGACCGGACGCCTCGGGCGGTCACCGTGCGGCGTCTGATCGAGGCGCCATATCGCGAACTGGCCGGCGTGATCGATCCGGCGAATCTCCAGCTCCTGGACGTGTCCGCCTCGTATCTTGCCGCCTTGGCCGAGGCGCCGACGAGCCTGTCGCAGAGCTACACCTTGACCGACCGCGTCGGCAGTTCTGGCGCGTTCGTTGATCGCGGAACCGGCGACTGGTGCCCGACCGGACTACTCGCCGCCGAGCTGCCGCTGGCGGCCGGCCCGAACGTCGTCACGTTGACGAACGCCACCCGGCTGGAGGACGTCACTGTCGGCCAGGCCGCTGTGGTGGACGACGAGATAGTCCGGGTCGATGCCGTCAACTATGCCAGTGGCACCGTCACCCTGGCGCGCGGCTGCGCCGATACCGTGCCGGCCAAGCACTTGGCCGGGGCTCGGGTCTGGTTCTACGACACGTTCGAAGCGGTGGACGAGACGGTATACAGCCAGGGCGTGACGCTCCAGGCCCGGCTGCTGACCAACACCAGCGAGGGCCAGCTCGCCCCGGCGCTGGCCGCCACCGACAGCCTCACTCTGACCGGGCGCCAGGGCAAGCCGTATCCGCCCGGCCAGTTCCGAATCAACGGCAGCGCGTACCCGACGAAGGTCTACGGAGCGCTGTCGGTGAGCTGGGCGATGCGCGACCGCATCGGCCAGGCCGACCAGTTGATCGATACCACTGTCGGCAACATCGGGCCCGAAGATGGGGCGACGGTGACGCTCCAGGTCTACAGCGGCACGACGCTGAAGCGCACCTATGCCGGCCTCACATCCAGTAACTGGTCCTATCCGCTGGCCGAAGACGTCGCTGACGGCCTGCTCCAGGACGTGCGCCTGGTCCTGCGCAGCGTCCGCGACGGCATCCAATCCTGGCAGCAACACGACATCACCATCGAACGACACGGCCTGGGCTTCCGCTTGGGCGAAGACCTTGGAGGCGTTTCCGCATGACTCTCTATATGGGGCCTAACACCGGCCTGCTGATCAACGGCTTGCCGGGAGAAGGGCATTACAGCGATCTGATTCGGATGTGGCGCTGGGATGACTTTCTGAGGCAGCCGGTCGTCAAGGGGCGCGTCGCCGCGCTCCCGACCAGCGGCCAGGCCGAGGGGGACACGTACATTTTCACTGGCTCCGGCTCCAATCAGAACCGCCTGGCGCGCTGGTGGGCAACGGGCGCCACCACGGCAATTTGGGAGTACATGCCGCCACGGCTGGGCTGGCGTGTCCAGGTCGCAAACGAGACGACGCCGAGCGGCCAGGTCAAGACCTACGAGTATTCCGGCACGGCGTGGGTCGAGCTGGTGGGCGGTATGTCGGACGCGCCCAGCGACGGCAGCAACTACGCACGCAACAACGGGACGTGGGGGAAGCTGGGAACCGCTGCCGGAGCAGACCTCAACGGCATGCCGTTCCTCAATCTGATGCCCGATAGCGGGCGGTACGCAGGCAGTATCAACCCGCTAATCCTGCGATTCACTGAGGCTTTTTCCAGTACGTTCCTGACGCCATGGAATGGCGCGTCAATCGCTGACGGCGGAAAGTACATCTACGACAACACCACAAACGGCGGGACGGCTGGCAATCTGAATCAACGTGTCCAGGACTTACTGGTGGCGATGGGGCGGTCCAGTGGCAGCTTGGCGCGCTATGGCGTGGAGTTCTATACCGCTGTGCTGACCGCTGGCCCCAACGCAACGACCGGCTCTACGGGCGCCGACGGCACGACCCGTTATCTCCAGATGACGAACTCGTCGAGGGCGCTCTTCATCGCCAACGGCTGGTGTACTGCGGTTCTTTGGATACGCGCGGAGGCCGGATCGCTTCACTTCATGCCGGCAACGGCCCCGACGACTGACTACAAGATATGGCTGAATGGTGCGCCTGTACTGCCGGGGCAGGTGCTGACCCCGGCCGATGGATGGAAGCACGTCAGGATTTCCAAAAAGAGCGCGCAGGGCTACGACAACGTCTTCCCGTTCCTCTATATGTCGCTGGGCGCCAGTGCAGCTATGGCCTGTCCGGCATTCTTCGGCGGCCTGGGCGATCCCGGCATCCACGTCGCGCCTATTGCAACCGTCAACTCACAGAGCGCATGACAATGACGAAACGAGTTCTATTGAAAGGCGAGTTCTTCGCAGAGTGGGCCGGCTCGCTGGACGAGGCCGCCGCACTCGCTGGCGTCCCGGTCGGCGACCTGGCGTTCCATCCCGACGACCTCCTGGCCGAAGTCCAGGAGTTACGCCGCCAGGCCTATCGCACCGAGTCCGACCCGCTGCGCCTGGAGGCCGAGTTTGACGCCATAGCCGCTGGCACCGAGCCGGACCTGGAGGCATGGGTCGCGGCCGTGCAGGCGATCAAAGAACGCTATCCGCTCCCCCAGTCCTAAGCGTTTTGATAATTGTGACCAACGTCGCCTTTTTGCTACGGTCCCTAGCTGATGTGCGGAGTAGATAGGGAAGTTGGTATGGACGAGGTGCTTAGACGGAGGCTGCGGGCGGAGCTGCTGGAGGTGGGGTTTCTCAACCAGTGCTGCCTTGATCTGATGGATGCGATGGAGGCCGAGTTCAGCCTCACCGAGGACCAGCGCGAATGCATCGAGCAGCTCGGCCGATTCCTGCGGGAGGGCATCGGCAAGCTGACCGCTCTGTCTGAGCGGGTAGCCGATGGCGATATCGTCGTGCTGTGCTGATCTTTTGAAATTCTTTTGCCGCTGGCGAAACGGTTAGGGCGCGTCATTTATTGCGCAAATCCGCGCCAAATTTCGCGCCGCGCTACACCTGCGCCAGCTCAGCGAGCGCATGGCGCCGGGCTGGCAGCCGCCGCCGGCGCAGGCCGACGCCGAGCCGGCGGCGAGCCTGACCGTGCTGGAGCTGTTCCGCCACGGTTACGCGCGGCCGACCCTGCTGCTCTGGGCGACCTTCTTCGTCAGCCTGATCCTGCTCTACTTCATGGTCAGCTGGCTGCCCTCGCTGCTCCAGGAAAGCGGCCTGACACGCAATGCGGCGAACCTGGCGACCTCGATGTTCCTCTTCGCCGGCACCCTCGGCGCGATGCTCCTGGCCTGGCTCGCCGACCGCCTGCGCAGCAAGGTCCGCCTGCTGGCGGCGATTCTCGCCGGCGCCGCGCTGTTCACCCTGCTCCTCGGCCTCAACCACGACCAGCCGCGCTGGCTGCTGGCGTTCGTCTTCGCCGCCGGCTTCTGCATCATCGGCGGGCAGTTGACCCTGAACGCCTTCGCCAGCAACTTCTACCCGGCCCAGGTACGCGCCACCGGCACCGGCTGGGCGCTGGGCGTGGGCCGCTTCGGTTCGATCCTCGGCCCGCTGTTCGGCAGCCTGCTGCTGGGCATGCACATATCCGTGGAGAACATCTTCATGCTTGCGGCGATTCCCGCCGGGCTCGCCGCGCTACTGATCCTCCAGGTCCGCTCGCCCGCCGCCCAGGCGCAACGGGAAAGCGCCGCCGCGCTGGCCGTCGAGGAATCCTGA